TGAAACTACAAAGCTAAAGAAGTGTCTACGACTTGCAATAGAAGATTTAGAATTATTCTATCCCCCCCATACCGATAATTAGAAAAAACAAGCCGACACCGCACCCCCCACATCCAAAATACGCAGAGCGAGTTTTTTGAAAACCGAGATTTAGGTTTCGGTTTTTTTTATGCTTTCCCAACAATTTCAAAATGCACCCCCTTCCCGCGCGTGAATGGAAATTGCCACAAGAAAAAAAGAGTCTTCAGTTTAACCCTTAAATATATTTAAAACGAAAAGTAAAATCTCATTAAAGAGTCGAACAGGGACGACACTCGCGTTTCAAAGTTGATAGCCAAGTGCTGAACGAATCGATGAAAAGCAGATTACGTGACTGAAATTCGCTCCCCACGCTCTGTAGATGACTCCAAATCTCCTACATCGTGGCTCGCTTAATCGGATTACTCATCCAGTGAAATATTGTTTCTCCTTTTACTGGATTTATTATATTTGTGTGGTATTTGTTTTGTTAGATACAAAGTATCTAAAGGAGAGCAAAAAATGAACGAAAAGATTACCTTAGTAGAAGTCAAAAAGGATGGATCCCAAAGAGAAACGATTACCATCACTCGTGAAGATTTACGCATCGGTGCGATTGCCCTAAAAGAACTTCGCCGCAACAACATGGGCATAGTGAGTGTTGGTCAAATTGACAAAGTCGAGAATCATATCAAAAAGACTGGTCAAACCAAATTCACCAAAAAAGAACTCCAAGAAATAATCGGAAAAACACAAAATGCCTTATAAGTACAAAATTGAAGTTACTCAAATGAGTAAAACTGATCACTACTCTGGACAAATACAATCCTTGAGTGAAATAACTAATATCCTCAAACAAGTCGAGAAGACTCTTCCCAAAGATGAGATTGCAATAATCTCCTTTACATATACCGAAATTAATGAAGAAAAACACAATCTCCAACGAGCGAAAATCCGAAAAATCGTCGAAGAAGAATTTGACAAAGTGAATAACGAAGGAAGGTAAACATATGACCGAAACAAAAAACTGCCCATTATGTAAAAAGCCATTCATCGGATATGGAAACAATCCTGCACCCTTTCGTGGAGAATCGTGCTGTGATGATTGCAACCGTGAGTATGTCGTTCCACTCCGAATTTATCTAATCTCTGAAAACCCGAACTATGCTCTTCGCTTTAAAGAAGATGGAACCATTGAAATTTTAAGACCGAAAAATCAATACTTCACTCTCGAAGAACTGCAAGAAGCAGTAGGAGGACTAATTGAACTTTATCCAAACCGATATCACGATAAACTTATCGTCTGTGACGAAGAAGGACTATTAAAAGAGCGTCCAATTAATTCGAAATTTGCAAGTCTGACTTCAATCGAATTAGTTGGTGATATAGTGTTATGCCCAAGCCACATCTTCGAGGAACCCGATGAAGAAGAAAGTTAACTCATGCGTTTATGAAGAATACGAAAGACTTAAGAGTCTTTTTGCTTTGGATATATTAGACGAAAGTAAAAGAACACTTATCGACGAGCTCTTGCAACAAATGGCGTTTATGAAAACGGAACTAGTGATAGTTCAAGAGCAAATTGCCAACCATGGTTCCGTACAGGTAACCAAAAGTGGAAAGCAACGACAAAGCGAAGCGGCCAAGTTTTATACCAAACTAGTTGCCTCATATTCATCAACCTTAAAAACCATCAATTCCATCCTCGGAAAAACTAGTGGCGATGAAGATGATGAGCTCGATAAATTTCTTAAAGGCATCACATGAACTACTTAGTCGAATACTACAATCAAGTACTTGAAGGAAAGATTCTGGTTGGGCAAGAGTTGAGAACAACCCTAGATAAGCTCATTAAAGATATGGATGATCCTCGTTATATTTTTGATGTAAAACCAGGGAACATTAGAATTCAGTTCATTGAAACCTTTTGCAAACACACAAAATCACCCTTTAATGGCGAACCCTTTATTCTTGAATTATGGGAAAAAGCAATTCTTCAAACGGCTTATGGTTTTAAAGAAAGAACGACTGGATTTCGAAGATTCAATGAAGTTGTATTACTAGTCGCACGAAAAAATGGTAAAACAACCTTTATTGCCGGCATTGATTTAGCTGAATTCTTTCTTGCTAAAGGTGGAGTGGATATAGTGTGCGCTAGTAACACTAACGATCAAGCTTCAATTCTCTATGAAGAAATCAACAATATGCGTGAAGGAAGTAAAGCTCTCCGAAATGAAAAGCGTTCTAAAAAGAACATTTTCTACATTTATTCACCGAAATCAAAAAACAAAATAAAGAAGCTTTCGGCCCAAAGTCGAAACAAAGACGGCTATAACATCGAAGTAGGTTGTATTGATGAAGTCCACGAAATGACAGATTCGAAAGTCTACGATGCAATCAAGCAATCCCAGTCAACAAAAAAAGAACCACTAATCTTTATCATCACAACCGAAGGAACAGTGACGGAGGGATTCCTTGATAAGAAACTAGCTTATTGCCGCAAGATGATTAAAGGTGAGATTAAAGATGATAAGCTTCTCCCTTGGTTTTATACCCAGGATTCACAAGAAGAAATTTATCTTGATAAAAGAACTTGGCAAAAATCTAATCCCTCTTTAGGAACAATCAAATTAGAATCCTATCTTGATGACATTATGAACAAAGCAAAAAACGATTTATCTACCAGGGTGACGATGCTTTGCAAAGACTTCAATATTAAACAAAGCGACAGTGGAAGTTGGCTTACCTACGACGACTTAAACAACGAAGAACGATTTAATCTCTCAAGTCTAAAAAATTCATATGCTATTGGCGCAGTCGATTTATCGAACACAACCGATTTAACAGCCGCTTTATTACTAGTAATAAAAGATGAGAAGAAGTACATAATCCCACATTTCTTTATGCCAAGCGATGTCTTAAAAAAACGAATTGAAGAAGATTCGGTTCCTTACGACATTTATTTAAAAAATGGACTACTAACTTTAACAGAGGGTGGACAAAACGACTTCACACTTGTAACGAAGTGGTTTCTTAAGATGGTGCAGGTCCATAACATTCGTCCGCTCTGGGTTGGCTATGATCCTTGGAATGCTCTTTATTGGGTTAAAGAAATGGAAGAGATGGGCTTCACAATGGAAAAAGTCCGCCAGGGAGTTTATTCACTTAGCGAACCAATGAAACAGCTAGAAGCAGATTTAAAGAACAAACTAGTTATCTATGACAATAATCCTTTGCTGAAGTGGAACCTCGCTAACACACAGGCAAAAATTGACATTAACGGCAACATTCAACCGTCAAAACTTGGAAGTAAGTTCAGGCGTATCGATGGAGCAGTAGCGCTCATCATTGCCTATGCCGTCCTTAATCGCTACAAAATTGAATACGAAGGGATGATAAAATAATGGGACTATTTACACGAAAGAAAAAAGAAACCATAACGGGAATTCTCCCGGTGAATATCGAAGCGGTATTTTCTAGTTTTGGGACTAATATTCTCAATAGCGATACCGTTAGAATTGCAATTGATAGAATAGCTAATCACGCTTCGAAACTGAAACCCCGACACATTGTAAAAGACAAAGATGCAACGCTTGAAAGCGATAGTGAAATTAACTTTTTACTTAAAAATGCACCCAATCCAATTATGAACCCGACGATTTTTATCTATCGGATCATCTCTCTTTTATTCATCAATAACAACTGCTTTATTTATCCCTTAACCGACACTAATGGAAATTTAGAAGGATTATACCCGTTACGGCCAAACACCGTTGAAGCGAGTAAAGATGGAACGGGTGGACTGTTCTTAAAATTCTTTTTTGATAGTGGCGAATCCTACACGCTCCCATACGAAAATATCATCCATTTGCGCCGTTTTTACAGCGAAAACGATGTATTTGGTGGAAATGGTGCTTTAAGTGATCATGCGACACTTATCAAAACAGTGTCGATAAATGATTCGATTTTAAAAGGTATCGATAATGCCATTAGGTCATCGCTCCAGATAAAAGGATTACTTAAAATGAATGCGATGCTTTCGCAAGACGATAAGAATAAACAGAAAGCTATATTTGACGAAGCTCTCCGAAGTTCAATAAAAGATAATAATTCAGCGATTATCCCCGTTGATTTAAAAGCCGATTATGTCCCTTTAAATAGTGATCCTAAACTCGTTGATGCCGCAACGCTAGAATTTCTTAACGAGAAGATCCTTTCCTATTTTGGAATTAGCGAACCGATTTATTTAAATAAATACACCGAAGAAGAGTTCAATGCTTTCTACGAAGGAACTATTGAACAACTTTCCATTCAATTAAGCGAAGAGTTTTCTAGAGTTTTATTAACCAAAGCAGAGAGAAGAAAAGGCGAACAAATAATCTTTTATAGCGAAAGACTTCAATATGCGTCTTGGAACACAAAAGTAAATGCCATTGAAAAACTAATGGGATTAGGTCTCATGAGTTTAAATGAATCCAGGTCTTTACTTGGACTCGAACCAGTCGAAGGTGGTAACAAGCGACTTCAAAGTCTTAATTTCGTCGATCAAACAAAAGCAAACCTCTATCAAGTGGGCGAAGAAGACAAAGAAGATAAATAGTCTTCAGTTTAACCCTTAAAAATAAAAGAGCGCCTTTATACAATTCGTTGTATAGAGGTGCATTTTAATGAATAAAGAAATTCGCTTATCCAATTTGAGATTTAATGAAATTGATAATGAGATGGTGCTAGAAGGCTACGCCATCGTTTTTGATACTGAAACACTAATCGGTGATGAAGACCGTGGCTTTATAGAAGTGATTGATTCTAAAGCTTTGGAATCAACCAATATGAAAGATGTTCCACTTAAATATAATCACCAGGATAACTTTCTTGTTATCGCTCGTACAAGAAACAACTCTCTTACTTTGACCGTGGATGAAAGAGGTCTAAAAGTGACCGCTCGTCTACTTGATACAAATTCAAATCGTGACATTTACCAAATGGTAAAAGCAAGTCTTCTCGACAAGATGAGTTTTGCGTTTACGGTCAAAGACCAAGTTTGGGATCGTAGTGGTGCGACACCCAAACGAAGAATAACGGCAATTGAAAGACTATATGATGTCTCGATTGTCGACACACCAGCATACGAAGAAACATCGATATATGCTCGAAGTCTAGATTCTATGGATTTAGAACTAGCGGCCTTGGATAAGGAAATCGAAGATAGAACGATGAATTTATCACGAAAAAGAATTCACATCAAAATCGGAGGAAGTTATGAATTTAAATCAAAGAATGAAAGAAATTGAAGCCCGCTTTGCTGAAATTAGAAAACTTAGCGAAACGGCAAATCTCGAGGAACTTGAAAAACTCGAAAAAGAAGTCGATGCACTTAATGAAGAACGCACGATGACTGCTAAAAAAATCGAAATGATGAGGAAATTTGAACCAATTCAAATCGTAGAAACTAAAGGTACAAGTAAGGAAATCCTTGAAAAGCGTGGTATTGACTTAAAAGAAAAGCGCACAATCACGGTATCAAGCGAAGAAATCTTATTACCCGACCATGTATCAACGACTCTTTCGCCTATTCCTTTTCCTGTCGTTTCAAGACTTGCTGATGGACTTAATGTCATCAACTTAAGCGGTGGAGAAAGCTACCGTAAGCCGTATGTCAAAGATTATGGTATCGCCGGCCTTACAAACGAAGGTCAAACCTATCAGGGCGCCAGTGAGCCCGTAGTCGATTATGTCGACATTAACCGCGCCAAGATTACTGTGCTAACTGAAATCACTGAAGAGTTGGAAAAACTCCCAGCGATTAACTATCAAGCCGAAGTCTTAAAAAACATTAATGTCTCGATCAAGAAAAAATTAATCCAACAAGTCATTAATGGCAATGGTGGTGCGAATCAGTTTGTTGGTATTTTTTCTAGTGAGGCTAAATGTCTTGAAGACAGCGCACCGTTAGAAATCTCTGAAATTGACGCCGATACTTTAACCAAAATCATTTTCAATTATGGTGGGGATGAAGAAGTTGAAGGAAAAGCGTGTTTGATTTTAAATATTGCCGACCTTTATAAGTTTGCAACCCTCCGTCATCCAGACGGTCGTAAAGTCTATGAAGTTGATACGACACTTCACACGATTGATAATGTCCCTTATATCATCTCAAGTCAATGTCCAGCTCTTTCGGATAGTGCGACTGAAGAAGATACACTTTGTTTAGCTTACGGATCACTCAGCAATTATGAACTTGCCATCTTCTCCGGCATCGACATTCAAAAGAGTACCGAAAATAGATTCAAAGAAGGAATCATAGTTTATCGTGCTTCGCTTTTTGTTGGTGGGAATGTCACTGCCTACAAAGGATTCCTACGCGTTAAGAAAGTAATTGCTTAAGAAGAATAATATTTATGGTAACGAGTGAAGATTTGCTTATCTTGGTTAAGAAATCGCTTTTGATTCCCGAGGCGGAAACATTTGCCGACCTTGAAATCTCTGCACTCATCGATAGCGCACTCGCTCTGGTTAAATCAACTGGAGTGAGTGAGTCCGCTATTGAAACTAAAGAAATTACAGCATTGGTTGTTATCTATGTGAAAACATTCTTCGGTTTCAAATCAGATGGTGCAGTTAAAGAATTACCCGAAGCGTTTTATTTCCTTTTAAAGCAAGTGGCACTTACGAAAGGAACTTAGTCAATGCCTTTCCCTAACAGTCCCAACATCATACTCACACTTTTGAAGGTTAAAAAATACCAAGAAAAGTATGAAGTTACAAATTCAAAACAAGTAGTTGGTATCGTTCGAAGTTTGACCAGGGACGAGTGGAAAGCCTCGGTCGAAACAAAAATAAATATCGATTACAAAGTATCCATCAATGCCTTTTTATACGATGGCGAGAAGTTTGTTAAGGTCGACAATTCTTATTACAAAGTTGAGCGAAACTATGTCGGTGGACAATTCGTAGAACTCTACCTCAATGAAACTAGACTCACCAATGATGACTTTCTTGGAGAATGGCAATATGAATGAAATATCCGGCAAAATATCGACGATTATCAATGATTACTGCGAAAATGCCGTTGTTTTGCTTGAAAAACGAATAGATCAGTGTGCCGATGAAATCCTTTCCCATATTAAGCAAAATGCTCCAAGAGGAGAAAGTGGTCACCATCTAGCCGATTCATTTATCAAGACAGTTATCGGAGAAGGTAAAGACACGGTAATTTACATTTCAAGTTCGTCAAAAGGTCGAATTGTGCATCTAATTGAACTTGGTTATCGCCATACAAGTGGTAAACATGTTGCCGCCCGTCCGTTTTTAAGACCGGCCTACGATATGTTTTCACCCAAGATGCTCGAAGACCTTAAAAGGATAATTGCTAATGGCTCTACATAATGATCCCGTTCATAACATTTTGCGTCGTGTGACACCCAATGTTTATTATTTCCACAATCGATATGACGATAGCGATAAGTCAAATAAATTACCCTATATCGTCTTCCAAATAGTATCAAAAAAACCAATCGTATCGGATGACACTGCAGAACTATATAAGGTTGAATATCAAATCACTGTGGTGACGAGAAAACGGAACGAAGCACTTATTGTAAGTTTCGAACAAACTCTTAAAAATCGTGGTTTTATACCAACACTAATAAGTTCATATCCAAATGATGACTATTCGTTAAATAGGGTTTACAAAGTTGAAATTATATCTAAAGGAGGATATTAAAATGGCAACAAACAAAGTAACTTACGGATTAAAAAATATTCACTATTCGTTAGCGACTCAAAACGCTAGTGGAGAATGGACTTTTGGTGATCCATCTCCTCTACCAGGAGCACAAGAACTATCGACCGAAGTAATCGGTGGAAGTCAAAGTATCTATGCCGATGATACCGTTATTGCAACACTTACTCAAAATGCAGGGCGCAACATCTCACTGAAGTTAACAGAAATCGATGACGAGTTTAAAGTGTCCATTCTTGGCTACAAAAAACTCAGCAACGGTAATCTTGTTGAAGTGACAAATTCACCAGTCAAAACCTTTGCCCTTGGTTTTGAGTTTCAGGGAGATGCCAAAGCCCGTCGTGTTTGGTTTTATCTTTGTTCTGTAACGCCAATTAACGAAGCAACAAAAACGAAAGGTGAAAGTATCGAAGCTAACGAAATCACCTTAAATATTGTCGCTCGGCCAATTGAAGTTGGGAATTTTCTTGTAACGCACATTGTCTCCAATTCCGAAGACACAAATTACAATGATTTCCTTTATAGTGCGCCTCAACTTCCAACTATTGGTAACTAGGAGAAGTTATGGAAAAAACATTACTTATTCAAGGTAGAGAATACCGTTTAAAAAGTTCTCTATTCTCAATTATCAGTTACAGAAATACCTTTGGCACTGAATTATTCAGTGACATTAGTGTCCTCGACACATTAACCAATAAGGAAGAACTAACGACTTTATCGACGATCATCGATGTCATCTTTAAAATCACTTACATTTTGCATAAGCCTTTTACAAACCAAAGCTACGATGAGTTCTTGGGTGGATTTGATTTCAGTATCTTAAGCGATGTCAAAGAGCTAGAAGCGATTGCAAACACGATTGCAGAGCTTTTAGGAACCGTTAAGGAAAAAGGCGACGAACAACCAAAAAAAGAAATTCCCCACCCATAACTGCCTCGATTATCTTGAACCTTGCGAAGCTTGGCATCCAGATAAGTGAAAGTCGTTTCTTCGATATCGCTACTTACGCTGAAATTATCGAGATAGAACTTGCACATACGGGTGGGGCAAATTCTCGAAAGGCAACCCAAAGCGATATCGATAGATTTTTACTTTAAGAAGGGAGGTCGGTTCTAGATATGGCAGAAACCATCAAAGGACTTAACATCAAGCTTGGTCTAGACACGACTGAACTTGAACATAATCTCAAAGAGATTACAAAAGAACTTAAGGAAGAACAAAAAGACCTTAAGGCGATTAACAATGCCCTTAAATTCGATAGTGGGAATCTTGACCTTTGGAAAGAAAAGCAAGATAAGTTAAATAGCATTCTTGAAACAACCAAGAAGAAACTAGAAACACAAAATGCCAAATTAGAAGAAGCAAAAAAAGCTGTCCAAATAGGTGCTATTTCCGAAGAAGAATTTAATTCTTTAAAGCGCTCTGTCCAATACACAGAGGCTGACATTTCGAAATTAAATAAAGAACTTGAAACAACGAACGACAAGATAAAATCGCTTGGTTCAATTAATCTCAACCAATTGAATAAAATTGGTACAAATCTCTCAAAATATGTCACGGCACCAATTCTTGGCGCCGTTTCGGCATTAGGAGTTCTCACCAAGAAGACAATGGATTCTGCAGGAGAAATAGCCGATAATGCCGCCAAAGTTTATTTAGCAACAGATGCATATCAAAAGTGGACATATGCTTTTAAACTTCTTGGAGCTGAAGAATCGTCGATGAGAAATGCTTTCATTAAGCTGAATACTCTTCTTGGTGATATCGCTCAGGGCAATGGTGAAAAATACGAAGAAAGTCTAAAGAAAATCGGTTTATCGACCGAAGAGCTTATTGGATTAACTCCAGATGAGGCTTTTGGAAAAATAAGAGATTCATTATCAGAGCTTGAAGATGAAACATTAAGAGTTGCCATTGCTAATGAAATCTTCGGAGGTAAAATCGGTGCAGAACTAGCTCAAGTCATCGGTGCGACCAGTAATGAAATCTCAGCTTTAAAATTAGAAGTAGAAGAATTAGGAATAATTACCGAAGATGAAATTTCAACGGCCAAAGGATATAAAGATAGTTTAGATAGACTAAAGCAATCAGCCCAATCACTGGCGATGCAACTTTCCGTCGCCTTTGTTCCAGTTTTAAATAAGGTAAATGATTTGCTTCAAAACAAATTAATTCCGGCCGCACAAAGGATTATTGCGTGGTGGAACAATTTAAGTTCTGCAACAAGAAAAATAATTGCCGTTGTCGTTGGACTAGTCGCCGCACTAGGACCAGTGCTTGTTACTTTAGCAAAAGTCATACCACTCGTCTCGAAGATGAAGTCAGTTTTGTCAGGTCTTAAACTTGGAGGTGCAATACAAGGCTTAAGCCTTGGAAAGGTTGCAATTATTGGTCTAATTGCCGCTCTAGCGGTTTTACTATTAAAAAACGAGAAGTTCCAGGAAGTCTTAAAAACACTGGTTAGTAGTTTACAAAAAGTGCTAGCACCGATTGGCGAATTAATTGGAAAACTTGTTTCATCATTAGCGCCATTACTAGAAACAATAGCTAATGGACTAACAGAGATAATCGATGCCCTTGTTGGATTAATAGAAAAAATCATTCCGCCTTTGATTTCAATTCTTGAAGCAGTAGTGGAAATTGTCAAAGTGGTTTTAGAGGTGATCATCGATTTAGTAAAGAAGATTCTACCGCCACTGATTTCAATTATTGATGTAATTGTGGAAGTTATTGTTGCACTAATACCAATCATCGAACTAGTGATTAATCTAATTGCTAATGTCCTAACAAAAGTAATTCAGGTATTACTCAAAATCCTCGAACCGATTAAAACAATCCTATTTTTAATTGTCAATGTAATTGGAGTGCTTTTTACCGCACTAACGAGCATCATTACATCAATACTAAAACCACTAATAAAGATCATCGAAGTAGTCTTTTCGGTTTTGAGCATTGTCGTCGATGTCGTTCTTAAAATTATCGATATTCTTGTGGCCATTTTAATTCCGATTATTGAGATTATAATTGCCGTTCTCAACCCCGTTCTTTCTCTTATTGGTACGATCATAGGTGCAATCGGTTCTTTGATGGGAGTTTTATCTCCACTAATCGACCTATTGTTAGCACCTTTAATTGGGCAACTTGATTTTATTAAGATGTTGCTTGAACTATTTTCACCTTTATTAAGCACGATTGGTGACATCATCAGTGCCATTTTAGTTCCCGCCATCGAAATATTAGCGACTGTTCTTGAACCAGTCCTCTGGTTGCTTCAAAAAATAATTGATGCCATTTCATGGATTATCGATAATGTCGCAAAAGCCTTTGAGGGAATTGGTGGTTTCTTTAAAAAAGTCGGTAATTTCTTTGGAGATTTATTCTCGGGTAGACTTTTTCAATCAAACAAAAATGAAACGAGAAATGCCTATACAACTAATAATGTCGTCGTGAATACCTCGAGCAGTAGCTTTGATATCGATTCGATAAACAAAGCGTTAGGAGGTGCCTACTAATGCGTACCTTAAAACTAATTAATGAATACGGCCAAGTTTATGAACTAACAGGAAAAGTGCTTATAAATGGAATTGAAGGACTAGGCATCTCACGAGAAAACGAATATCTACTATTCAAAGATCGTTATTCGTTAGCGAGAGTTAGTCATGGCATTGGTGAGATTTCCCTTGGGCTCGTCTTTTTAGAAGGCTATAAAGGATACAAAGACTTTGTTGTTTTTATTTCAAGAGCCACAAAACTATTACTTCAATATAAAACGAATGAAACTTACCTATGCAAGATTGCCTTTAAGGAAATAAGCAAAGGTGAAATTTCATTTGGGAGTATTCTTAGCAACCTCATAATAAATAAACTCACTCCATGGTTTTGCGAATACGAATATTCAATAGGTGTTGCATCAACCCAATCAAATAAAGAATTCCCTTATAAATATGCTTACATTTACGGAACAAACGCAAAAGGAACATTGCTCATGACAAATAACGGTGATGCCGATGCGTATGTAAGTCTAAAAATAGTAGGAGCCGTAAATAATCCCAGGGTAGTCATTAATAAAAACAATGAAATAGTTGGGACATTTAGACTCTTTTATGAAGGCAATGAGATCGTCTCCATGTCGAGTGTTCCCGAAGATGAATACATCAAAATTGCTGATGAAAACGCCTATCAACAACAAGACTTTACCTGTAAAAACTTTCTTGTGATTCCCAAAGGTGAATCAGAAATAGTTTTCTATCCAGGAGTAAATGAGGGTGCAGTTTGTTATTTAAAAGTCGAAGAAAGTTTTGAAGGTGTCTAAAGATGAATTTATTAATCTATAGTCGTGAAAATCTAACCTTTAAAGAAAGTCTTTCGATTGAATCTTTTGAAGTCACTTTAGATACAGTCATTAATAGTGAATCGTCATTTGTAACAGCTGGCGGTAGTGGAAGTGCTAGACAAGAAGACATTGCCATCTTGCATGAACGGAGTTTCTTCTACATAGGAATTGTTAAAAAGATAAGTAGTGAAGGAATCAAAACCAAAATTAGTACGACTCATTTCAATAGTGTGCTTGAAGCAGAATACATTACGAGAAACTTTAGTTTAGGAAAGTATGGTGATCATATTAAAACATTGATTACCGATACCTTGATAAATAGCAATGATGCAGCGCAGAACATGAGTTATCTTCAGGTGGTAAACGAAAGTATCGCTACTGGAACGGTAGTTGTTACTAAGCCCGAAGTAAGTACAATCGCCTCGTTTATCAACGAACTAAATGCCACTACTGGTATTAGGCTCGAAACTAGACTCGGAATAATCAATGGAAAAATAACGCATCTAAAAATGGTAATTGTTGAAGCTGTAACGACAATGAAACTCCGTTATGATTTAGCATTACTCCGCAATCTATCGATAAATGAAGATGGTAATACCCCACTTAACAAAGTCATTTTATTTGGAGATGGACTAGCAACTCTGTCCTATTATCTGTTAACTGACGGAAGCGTAAGTACAAATGCGAGTAGTCCCTTAAGAATAAGACCAGTGAATTATTCATATGTCGAATATCAAAGCACCGATACTCCTTTAACAATCGCCAGCAAAGAGTTAGTAAAAGACAAGTTTCTCCATGCAATCACATTCGATGTCTCATTAGACAATCAAATATTTATCCCGTTTACGAATGCTTATCTTGGTGATCAGATTGAATTTATTACTGAAACCAAAACAATCCCGACACTCATCAGTCAAATAAAATTCAAAAACACGCTCAAAGAATGCTCGATTATTCTTGGTGAGCATCGATTAAAACTGACTGAAAAATTAAAAATGATAGAAAGAAGGACAAAATATGGCAATTAGAAAAATTACATTTGATGGAAGTCAGGTCTCATCTAAAGATGATGCCGATTTCTATTATCATTTACTTGATTTGAATAAAGCGGGAGTAGTTAAAGGTCTATATAACGAATGCACAGTCACGGCCGGCAATAATTTACTTACAGTGGCAAAAGGAGTAGTGGCAGTTTATGGACGCTTAATTCTCGTGGAATCAAACAGCCAGGTTACAGTTATTCTTGACTCAACTAAATACGGTTATCTTGTCTTACAGGTTAACTTAGCAAGTAACGTTATTAGCTTACTCGTGAAAGAAAACACCTCAAGTTACCCATCGCTTACTCAAAACAATCTTCATAATTCAACGGGTATTTATGAGTTTCCTTTAGCAAGATACCAAAAGACCGCCACATCACTTACTCTCGACAGCAGTTTTGTAGCGCCAGCAATTCAAACCCTAAGTACCCAACTAGATAATTTAGAAACCCGTCTTGAAAATTATGTAGAACAAAATTATGGCCCGAAATTACTATCAGCTATAACACCCATTGGATCTACGATTGCTAAGTACGATGTTAACCAAATCAATTTAAACAAAACACTTTTCACAGTAAGACTCAAAAACCAAGTGACACTAACATTTTCAGGAAGAACAATTAGTAGCTCGTCACTATCAAATATTTCCTATCTTTATCTGGGAAATACTTACTATTTTGTTATTGAGTACACAGCAGGAATAATCATGCTTTATTCGTCATCAACTGACTACGCACATCGTGTTGTCGATGTTCAAATATGGAGGTAATTATGGAATTCATCAAAAAACAATTTCCTTTAAGTGAAATCTTACTCATTTATAAAATAGGCTCAAGAGCCTATGGAGTAGAAAACGATAACTCTGACACTGATTTAACGGTAGTTATCAATGGCTATAGTGGTATGAATCATGTCGTTGATTTTGAAACCAGGACTGAGTACTACATCTATAGCAAAGAGCTATGGATTAAAAAGATGGAACTGGACTCTTCTCTTGCCAATCTTTTTCTTATTTTCCCCGATGAAGTAATCGGCAACACCCCATTGCATATAGACGAAGAATTCGTGGAAGTTTATGAAAACTACCAAAATAGAAATTTTGCCACAATCATTAAAAAATATTTAGAAAAGGTGATTGCACACTTTGAAACATATCTTAGTGACAACATCCAAACAAAAATGATGTGGCACTTATTTAGAATTGAAGAACAAGTCCTTCGTTTCATTTCCACTGGTGAGTGGACGCTTAATCTCAACCCCGAAACGATTGAAAAAATTCAAGTCTATAAGAGTAACTATCATCTTCAAAATGAACAATGGCTCAATGAATTAAATTGCATCATCGAGTATCTAAAGGAGGTTCAAAACCATGAGTGGGACTGAAACAGTATTGACGATCATTAGTGTCATCGGAACGATATCTTCGATTTCGTTTGCTTACTTGGCATTTAAAAAAGGCAACAAAAAAGATGACAAACTTTCTGGCAAAAACGAAGGAATCATTTTATCCGACATTTCATATATAAAATCGAGCACAGAGCGTATTGAAAAGCGGCTTGATAAATTGGAATCCATCAATACCAGTACGACGACTCGTGTCGCAGTATTGGAACGGGATGTAAAAAATTTAAGCAAATTGAAATTTGCTAGAAAGGAACTTAAATAAGATGAACGAAATTGTATTATCGATTATAAGTGCTGTAGTCACAACTGTTGTCCTACCTCTTATAACTCTTGGAGGAACCAGACTCATTCAATTGATTAATCAAAAAATCAAAGATGCGAAAACTAGAAATCTATTAACTGGTCTAACAGAAATTGTCGAAAGAGTAGTGCGAAGCGTAACACAAACCTATGTCGAGTCTTTAAAGAAAGACGGAAAGTTTGATCAAGAAGCACAACTTAAAGCTTTGACACTTGCTAAAGAAACAATTCTCAAGGAACTAAACGAAGAAACCAAATCCTTTATTGAAACCAATTATGGAAGCGTTGATAGCTTTATAACATCTCAAATTGAGTCAACAATCAATCTACTAAAGACAAAATAGAAACCTCAAAATAGGATAGCGAACTACCGAAGAAAATTTGAAAGAAAACAAAAAAACTCAATTTTCTTTCCTAACCACAACTGGCAGGTTCCCTTGGACGACAAGAACTCGTAAAAAAGAACACTTTTTCCTACAAACGACAAGTATTTTCCCACCTACAACAAAAAAAGGCACTTTCCTAAAAATCGAAAAAATTGCGTATTTTTGTTACATAGATGGTGCCAAAATTGTATTTAATTACTCGCTAAAAAATAGCGAAAAATGAACAAAAACGACCTAAATTGGTCGTTTTTTTGTATCTTTAGAATATAAAGCCGATTAGCGAATGCTC